GTTCAAATTTTGGAAATGGTGGAGTTGGAAGAACATCAAGTATAGATGGAACAGCTACCTTTCGTGGTGGTGGTGGAGGTGGAGGTGCTTACTCAGGCCCAGCTTCTGTTGGAGGAAACGGTGGAGGTGGAGCAGGTGCTGGTCAAACTGGTACCGGAACTGTTGGAACTGCAAATACAGGAGGTGGTGGAGGTGGTTCTGGAAGAGCAGCTGGTGGACATGGTGGTTCTGGAATTGTTATTATTAGAGCTCTTACTTCTGAAACATCTGGTTCAACAGGAAATTGGAATACAACTGGTACAGACGGTTCTCACACTTGGTATAAATGGACAACAGTTACAACTGGTGGAACATTCACACCTTCACAATCTGCTTCATACGAATATTTAGTAATTGCCGGTGGTGGTGCTGGATGGGGCCCACAAGGAGGTGGAGGTGGAGCAGGTGGATATCTAACAGGAACATTAACAGTTGCTAGTGCAGTTACAGGAATAACAGTTGGTGCTGGTGCATTACACATTACCCACCCAGCCATTCCGATTGTTGGTGATAACTCTGTCTTTAGTACAATCACTTCTCTAGGTGGCGGTGGTGGTGCAGGAGGAACTGGTGGTCTTAATACAAAACCAGCAAAAGATGGTGGATCAGGTGGTGGTGGAGCAGGTGATTCAACCACTGGCAATAATCCAGATACTGTCCCTGGCAAGGGTACTACAACAACTGATATATCAGGAAAAATAACAAGAATACATGGAACGAGTTTAGCATGGAAATAAAGGAGAAATAGAATGGCATTACAAAGAGTAGAAACAGATGCAATACAAGACGATGCTGTTACTACAGCTAAGATAGCTGCTAATGCTGTTGCGGCTGCAGACATCGCAGCTGATGCAATAACAAATGCTAAAGTCGCAAGTAATGCGGCAATTGCTGTATCAAAAATTACTGGATTGGGAACAGCGGCAACATTGACTGCTGGAACTAGTGCAAACAATGTAGTACAGTTAGATGGTTCTGGTAAACTGCCAGCAGTAAATGGTGCAAACTTAACTGGTGTTTCAACTGATACATCAGCAATGGAAAACAATATAGCTATACTCGCATTCAAAACACAGTCAGCAAACAATCTTGCAAAGTTTAATTTGATTGACCAAGTGATTGATGAATACAAAGATGGAACAGGAGTGACACTTTCAACTGCTTCACAAGTAGGTTCAACTGCAACTGATGGATATTTAGCTACTGTATACTTAATTTCAGGTTACTTTACATCAGATGCACAGACTTCTTTACTAATCCAAAGTAATTCGCAAACCAATAATTCATCTACATTTACTGATTTATCAAGTAATGGATTTACTGTTGCAACACAAGGTTCACCAGTTCATTCAACTGCACAAGCTAAATTTGGGACAAGTAGTATTTACTTAAATGGTTCTAGTGGTTTAAAAATTGCATGGAATGCTGCGTTACAGTTTGATGCTGATTGGACTATTGAATTTTATATGTTCCCCACCCAACTCAATACAGGTGATCGTATTATATCTCATTGGCCTAATCATCATAATAATAATGGTGGACAATGGTTTATAAGAGGAACGAGTGATGAATCAGATGCAGTAACTATCGCTTTTGGTAGTGACGTATATTATTCAACAACTGGTGAAAAATATACTTTGAATCAATGGAATCATGTCGCTATGCAAAGAGAAGGAAGTAATATGCGACTTTTTGTAAACGGAGTAAATCATATTAGTTCTGCTGTTAGTACTAACACATCAGGAAATCAACAAGATATTACGATTGGGTATTATAATCCACCTAGTCCGAGTGAGTATATACAAAATATGCACCTAGATCAAATTCGTATTAGTAAAGGTATTGCAAGATATTCTGGCACTACAACATTTACTCCACCTACAGATACTTCTGCGAATAATGCTGCAGGTACTGCAATATCAACTGCAAACACAGCATTGTCTGCACCAACGACAGGTGACATTTGTATGTTGATAGAAAATTATGCAGGCACAGCAACATTGAATACAGATTTAAAAGCTTATGTATCTCGTAATGGTGGAACTGGTTGGGATCAAGCAACACTAGTAGATAAAGGTTCTTGGGGAAGTGGAACTAAAAAGATTGTGTCTGCAAACAATGTAGCATTTTCAAATAGTGCCTCTGGAACTGATATACGTTATAAAATTGAATGGGCAAATCAGGCATCGGGATCAAAGGAAACAAGAGTACACGCAACATCATTAGCATGGGCTTAATTTAACAATGGAGGTTTTATGGAACAAGATGAGTTTGATGAGAAAATAAAGTATGCACAAAGTATCATTAATATTTTACAAACAAGACTGAATGAAGCAATAGCACAGAATGTTCAGTTGGAAGCAACAATAACACAATTAAAAGAACAGTTAGAAAAAACTAAACAGGAATCATTAGATGGCGATAGTCCTCAAACCGAAGAAAAGTGAAACAGCATCATCAGTACCAACGACAAGTGATTTAGCTGTTGGTGAAATCTGCATGAATGTTGTAGATAGAAAGATATACACCAGGAAATCTGATAATTCTATTGTTGTTGTTTCTAGTCACGTTAGTGATACAGTTGGTGGTGATCTTACTGGAACAGTTGGTAATGCACAGATAGCTGCAAACTCAGTTGGTATTGCAGAATTAAATGTTGCTGATGGTTCAAATTTACAAGTACTAACAACCAATGGTTCTGGTACTCTTTCGTGGACATCTAAAACAGATGCAACGGTTGGTGCAAATACGATTGGTATTACTGAACTAAATGTTAGTGATGGAAGTGCAGGCCAATACTTAACAACTAATGGTTCTGGTACTCTTTCATTTGCTACTGATAGTACAAATGTTGGTGCGACATCTGTTGGTGGTGATGTTACTGGCACAGTTGCAAATATTCAAATAGCTGCAAACGCAGTTGGTGCAAATGAGATATCAGCTAATGCAGTTGGTTCTTCTGAAATTGCTACCAATGCAGTTGGCGTAACAGAATTAAATGTTTCAGATGGAACAAATGGACAAGTATTAAAAACAAACGGATCTGGTACTCTTAGTTTCACAACGATAACACCGGGAGTAACAGAAGCAACAGCAACTTCAAAAGCTGTCACAATGGCAATCGCGTTAGGATAAAACTATGGCAATTACATCAAGAACAACACTACAAGATTATTGTTTAAGACGTTTAGGACATCCAGTTATTGAAATCAATGTGGATGATGAACAAATGTCTGATCGGTTAGACGATGCTTTAGAATATTTTGCTGAGTATCATTTTGATGGTGTAGAAAAAGTTTTTCTTAAACACACATTAACACAAGATGATATTGATAATGAATATATCGCTATGGATGATCCAGCCAGTCCAGTAGGAGGTCCTGTTGTTGGTGTAATTAGAGTATTGCCTATTCCAAACTTTAATGCATTTCAAACTGGATTTTTTAATGAAGAATTTCAATTGCGTATTCAAGACTTGAATACGTTTACAGGTTCATCAATGTTAAACTGGCAGATGTCATTACAGAATTTTTCAATGATAGATCATTTATTTACTGTTAATGCTTCTCTCCTTTTTAATCGTAAACAGAATAATTTATATTTAGAAACAAATTGGTCAGATAAATTTACTGTTGGTGATATTCTTATTATAGAATGTTATCGTATGTTAGATCCTGCACAATATACTGAAGTATATAATGATATGTTTCTTAAAAAATATACTACAGCATTAATTAAAAGACAATGGGGAGAGAACTTAAAGAAGTTTGAAGGAGTACAACTTCCGGGTGGTGTTACACTTAATGGTAGGGCAATCTATGATGAAGCTGTAGAGGAAATTAGAAAGATTGAAGAAGAAATGAATCTTAAATGGGAACTTCCACCTGATGGGATGATTGGCTAATGGCAACTAACTTATACTTTCAAAACGTAACATCTCATGCACAACAAGAGTTAATAAACTCTTTAACTAGTGAAGTAATACAAATACATGGGATGGATGTATTTTATATTCCAAGAGAATTGGTTAAAGAAGATGTACTGCTTGGAGAAGATGTTTTAAATAAATTTTCTACTGCATATGAAATTGAAATGTATATGAAAGGCACTGAAGGATTTACTGGTGAGGGTGATTTGGTTAGTAAGTTTGGTTTGGATGTTCGTGATGAAGTTATCTTTACAGTTCACAAAGATAGATTTGAACTTTCAACAGATATGGCAAAACCATTGGAAGGAGATTTAATTTTCTTGCCAATAAGTAAAGGACTTTTTGAAATTAAATTTGTTGAACATGAACAACCATTTTATCAAGCTGGTAAGAATTATAGTTTTGATCTTACTTGTGAATTATATCAGTACAGCGAAGAACAATTGGAAACTGGTATTACTGATATAGATAATATAGAAAGAGAACAATCAGCTGCAATTGATTTGGTTATGACTGCGGGTGGTTCAGGATCATTTAGTGCAGATGAAGCTGTTTATCAAGGCCCGAGTCTTGCAAACGCAACTGGTAAAGGTATGGTAGTTAGTTGGGATTCTACAACAAGAGCATTACGAGTTAATGATACGTCAGGAACTTTTGCAGCTTCAACAAATGTTACTGGAGAAATTAGTGGAGCAGTTTGGTCACAAGCATCAGCTGCAGATTATCAAGAACTTCCAACTACACCATTCGCAGATAATAAAGAATTTGAAACTGACGGAGATACTATTCTTGATTTTTCAGAAGCAAATCCATTTGGTGAGGTGACTTAATGTTTGGTACTTATTTTTATAATAAAAATATAAGAAATGTAGTTATTCTTTTTGGAACAGTTTTTAATGATATTATTGTAAGACGAGTTACATCTGCTGGTGCAACACAAGAAGAATTTAGAGTTCCTATAGCCTACGGACCTTCTGAAAAGTTTTTGGTTAGATTGCGAGAAGCAACTGATATCAGTAAAGGTAAGGTTGGACTAACATTACCACGAATGTCATTTGAATTTACTTCTATTGTATATGATCCAGCAAGAAAATTGCAGACTACTAAACGATATAAAAAAGTAAAATCTGGTGATAATACAAAATTAACTACAATATATAATCCTGTACCATATAACTTTGATTTTACGTTAAGTGTTATGGTAAAGAACTCTGATGATGGAACACAGATACTTGAACAAATATTACCATACTTTACACCAGAGTACCAAGTAACATTGAATGAAATGAGTACAATGGGTATTAAAAGAGATATACCAATTGTCTTTACTGGGTTATCTACTGAAGATAGTTATGAAGGAGATTTTTTAACAAGACGAGCATTAATACATACATTAACATTTACAGTTCAAGCTTTTCTATACGGACCTACATCAGACGTTGGTGTTATTAGAGAAGTTGATGTTAATAAATTTGATGGTTTAACATCAACAACAAAGGCGAGTAATACAGATATTAAACCTGATCCATTGTCATCTGATGCTGATGATGATTATGGATATACAACAACATTAACGGAGTAATAAATATGGCTTGGACAGTTGTACTAGGATCAAGTGAAGATGGTACTAATGGTAATGAGATATGGCAATATGAAAATGGTGCCACGGCGGCTCATACATATCCAGATGCAAATGGTTCTTATTCAGGTGGTATAAGAACTTTTGTTACACCTGGCCCATCACCAAATGAAACAACCTATGTAAGATGTAGAAAGGTAGGCGAAACAATAGAACGAGGGGAACTTTCTAAAAATTATTTTGATGCACGAAGGCCTTAAAAATAGGATAACTATATGAAGAAATCAACTGTTGAAAAATTAAATAAAGTGATAGATGTAACAGGTGACTTGATACCAGTTGAGATAAATAAAAAAGAAAAAGTAACTGTAAAAAATGGAACAAATGATTTAACTGATGATTATAATTTTTCAAGAGATCAATATCATACTCTAATAGATAAGGGTAACGAAGCTCTTGAAGAATTACTTGCAGTTGCAAAAGAATCAGAATCAGCACGAGCTTATGAAGTAACTGCACAACTGGTTAGAACTTTATCTGATACAACTAAAGAACTTTTAGAATTACAAAAGTCAAAAAAAGAAATTGAAAAAGAAGTGAAGGATCCGTCTACGGTTAATAATTCTTTGTTTATTGGAAGTACGAAAGAACTACAAGATTTATTAAATAAGAAAAAATAAAATGCCGAAGCCGGAAAATTTTAAACAGCAATTTGAGGCTGAGTCTGAAGCACTTAGTCTTTCGTGGAAAGATGAGTTAATAGTTGTTACATTATTATTTCCAATACCAGTTACTTTTCTCAGTACTTTTTTTACTGATGAAACAATGAAAGATGCATGGATCAATCTTGGTTTAATGCCAGATTGGTATCAAACAATATTAATGGTTGTTACACTAGTCGTGTTTGGTTTAAAAGCATTAGTGTTTAGAATAGCCGAAAAATTATTTAACAAATAAAATATGTCATCAGAAGATTCTTATTTAGGTAATAGGCTACTAAAGCCGACAAATGTTCAACAACAATTTACCAAACATGAAGTTGAAGAATATGTAAAATGCCAAAATGATATTATATATTTTTTAAAAAATTATGTTCAAGTTGTTCATGTCGATCATGGTTTGATACCATTTGATCTTTATGATTATCAAGAAGATTTAATTAATACTATACAGGATAATAGATACGTTATTGTAAAGAGTGCTAGACAATCTGGTAAGTCTGTAACAAGTCTTGGTTATATTTTACATTATATATTATTTAACAAGACAAAGATAGTTGGTATGTTGGCCAACAAAGCATCTACATCCAGAGAGTTACTCGGTAGATTGCAGACAGCTTATCAACATCTACCAAAGTTTTTACAACAAGGTATTGTTGAGTGGAATAAAGGAAACTTGGAGCTAGAGAATGGTTCTAAGATAATTGCATCTTCAACATCTTCATCTGCAATTCGTGGTTATAGTTTTTCATTATTGTTCTTAGATGAGTTTGCTTTCGTACAGAGAACGATTGCCGATGCATTTATTAAATCAGTTTATCCTACGATTTCATCTGGTAAAGATACTAAGATTATAATGGTATCGACACCAAATGGATTTAACTTATTTTATAAGTTCTGGAATGATGCTGTAGAAGGAAACAACCAGTTCAAGACATTCAAGATTCATTGGACTAGTATTCCAGAACGAGATCAAGACTGGCGAGAAAAAATTATATCAGATATTGGTGAAGAAGCATTTCGACAAGAGTATGAGGCAGATTTTCTTGGTTCTTCTAATACTCTAATATCATATGAGAAGTTGCAAGAATTATCTTATAGTTCACCATTATGGTCGAGAGAAGATTTAGATATATATGAAGAACCAGAAATGGGTCGAACATATACTATTACAGTTGATACAGCTCGTGGACAAGGATTAGATTATTCTACATTCACAGTTTTTGATTCAACCGAAATTCCATATAAAATTGCAGCAAAATATCGTAATAATACTGTTGCACCTCTACTCTTTCCTAATATTATAAATAATGTAGGAAAGAAATATAATGATGCTTATGTTTTGGTAGAGAGTAACGACATCGGAGCTCAAGTAGCAGATGTTTTACACCATGATTTAGAATATGAAAATCTACTTACAACATCATGGTTTGGTAGACATGGCCAACAAATATCGAGTGGTCATAGAAAAGATATTTCATTAGGAGTAAGAACAACCAAACAAGTTAAAAAACTGGGCTGTTCAAATCTAAAAAGTTTAATTGAAGAAGATAAATTAATTATTGTTGATTATGATATAATTTCTGAACTAACAACTTTTGTTACAAACGGAGATACGTTTGCAGCGGAAGATGGTTCTAATGATGATTTGGTTACAACATTGGTTTTATTTGGTTGGTTAGTAGATCAACAGTATTTTAAAGAACTGAGTAATTTGAATATTAGAGAAAAGTTGTATCAAAATAAAATGGATTCAATAGAAGATATGACAATTCCTTTTGGTATTATTGATGATGGATTGGATGACGAGTATGAACTGATGCCTGATGGTGCTGTCTGGCAAAAAGTTGATACATTTAACAAGTAAAATCTATATCAATATTAAGAATGTAAAGGAGAAATCAAATGGCATTTCAAGTATCACCCGGAATTAACATAACAGAGAAAGACTTAACTACTGTTGTACCCAATGTGTCAACAAACATTGGTGCAGTAGCAGGTGCCTATCAATGGGGACCGGTCTTAGAAAGAACGTCTGTAATTTCAGAAAACGATTTTGTTGAAAAGTTTGGAAAACCAAACACGGCTACACAAGAGCATTGGTGGTGTGCAGCTAATTTTTTAGCATATTCTAATAATTTAATTGTGTCAAGAGTTGTTGGTGCAGCTGCGAAAAACGCACAGGTTGGTGATGTTGATGTTGGTGGAACAGCAGTAACAATTAAAAATGTAACACATTATGATAGTCAAGCTGCTGCACTTGCAAGTGGTACTTCATTATTTGTTGCAAAATATCCTGGCGAGCTAGGCAATAGTCTTAATGTAAGATGTATTGATTCTAATGCATGGTCTGATTCAACTGCAACTGCTGGAGCAGGTGCTGATGGTTCATCAGCAAATTTGAACGCAGTTTGGTTGGCAAATTTTGATACAGCACCCGGTACATCTGCTGATGTTTTAGCTGCGGGTGGTTCTAATGATGAGTGTCATGTTTTAGTAATAGACGAAGGTGGATTATGGACAGGTGTACCTGGAGAGATTTTAGAAAGATTTGCTTATGTAAGTAAAGCATCTGATGCAAAACGATCAGATGGCTCTAGTAATTATATCGGAGATGTTTTACGAAATGAATCAAAGTATGCTTGGTTGGGTCGAGTAGTAGAACTTACTTCAGGATCAACAGATGCGTCACCGGCAGTACATGCTGGAACTGCAAAAGCTGGTGCAGCTTTTAAAACTTTTAGTAGTGCAACAGCTGCTCAAGGAGTTGTTGGTGGTAAATTGACACTTGGTGTTTCAGCTGATGCACCTACAACTGGTGAACTTCAAGCAGGGTATACATTGTTTGGAGATGCAGAAACATCTGATGTTACATTGTTAGTTGGAACACCTGGTGCAAGTGGAACTGAAGTAACAACTTCAGCACATATTATTGGTCTTGCAGCTGCACGAAAAGATTGTATGGCATTTGTTTCACCTGCAAAAGATTCAGTAGTACATTCTGGAACAGATCAAATTACAGATATTACTGGTAATAAAACTACTATGAGTCAAAGCAATAGTTATGGTGCTATGGATAGTGCATGGAAATATCAATATGATCGTTACCAAGATAAATTCATCTATGTTCCTATGTGTGGTGATGTTGCTGGTCTATGTGCAAAGGTTGACTATACACATGATGCATGGTGGTCACCTGCTGGTATTACCAGAGGTGCTGTTAAGAATATTGTTAAACTTTCTTGGGAGCCTACCAAAGCAGATCGTGATTCACTATATAAAATTGGTGTTAATCCGTTTGTTACACAAACGGGTTCTGGTGTAGTTCTTTGGGGTGACAAGACTATGCAAACAGCACCAACTGCATTTGACCACATCAATGTACGAAGATTATTTATTGTATTGGAGAAGGCAATATCTAATGCAGCTAAATCAATGTTATTTGAGTTCAATGATGAATTTACACGATCACAGTTTGTTAATATGGTTGAACCTTTCTTGAGAGAAGTACAGGGACGCCGTGGTATTACTGATTTTAAAGTAGTATGTGACGGTTCAAATAATACAGGGGAAGTGGTTGATGCTAATAACTTTGTTGGTGACATTTATGTTAAACCTTCAAGGTCTATCAATTACATTCAATTGAACTTTATTGCTGCCAGAACTGATGTTAATTTCACAGAAATTGGTGGTTAATCGTATAAATACTATAAAAATATAAAGGAGTAATAACATGGCAACAAACATACATGACTTTAAACAGTCGTTCAAAGGTGGTGTAAGACCGAATCTATTTCGTGTCAGCATTACTCATCAAGTGGGAATCCCACAAATAGAGTTCTTGTGTAAAGCCGCACAACTTCCTGCATCTACGATTGGTAATATTGATGTACCTTTTCGTGGAAGGCAGTTGAAAGTTCCTGGTGATAGAACATTTGCTGATTGGACTGTAACAGTTTTGAATGATCCTCAATTTGTTATTCGTTCTGCATTTGAAGATTGGAGTGCAAACATTACTCACCATGCAGCTAATGTTTCTTCTTTGAATCATTCAACAGTTTATGGACAAGCACAAGTTATCCAAATGGGTCGAAATGGTGAAGCACTTAGAACATATCGTATGGAAGATATCTATCCGACAGAGATTGCAGCTATTGATCTTGGTATGGATACTAATGACACAGTTGAAGAATATGGTGTAACATTCGCAGTTAATAACTGGCACTCTGATATGAGTACTGGTTTTGATGTTACTGGTGCAAGAGATAGCAATTGGGAAATTGGTGTTCGTGGTAGAGTTCAAGTAGGACCTGTTTCAGTAGGTGTAAATACTACGTTTGGTGGTTAATTGATTTGGGGGGATGATTCATCCCCCCTCTTATTATGAATTTTAAAAAAGGTATTCTATATGGCATTTGAGTTATTTGGTTTTGAGATAAAATCAAAAAAAGATAAAAAAGGAAAAACTTTTGTAACACCAGAAAACTTAGATGGTGCTACAACTATAGTTGATGGTGGAGGTATTCTTGGGCATTATTTGAATACTGACGCAGATGCTAAAAATGAAAAGAAGTTAGTTCAGAAATATCGTGAAATGAGTTTTTCACATGAAGTTGATGGAGCCATAGAAGATGTTATTAACGACGCAGTAATACAAGAAGAAAATCAACCTATTGTAGCTCTTGATTTAGGTTCATTAGATTATACTGATGCAATCAAAAAGAAGATGCAAACAGAATTTAGTGTTCTTCTTGATCTATTAGATTTTAATTTAAATGGTGCAGACTTATTTAAAAAATGGTATGTTGATGGTAGATTATATCATCATATAGTTATTGATAATAGCAGAGCTAAGGATGGTATTAAAGAATTAATACCAATTGATCCTTTAAATATTGAAAAAGTACGAGAAGTAAAAAAGAAAAAGAAAGGTGATATTGAAGTAATTGAAGATGTACAAGAATATTATGTTTATACACCCGACGCAATGAATGTTGGTTCATTCCAACAAGGTCATGCAACAATTGGTGGACAGTCAAACGCAATAAGAGTTGCACCCGATGCAATTTCATATGTTCACTCAGGATTAATTGACCAAGTAAAACAGATTGTGGTTGGTTATTTGTTTAAAGCTATTAAACCTTTCAATCAATTAAGAATGATCGAAGATGCTCTTGTTATCTATAGATTAGCAAGAGCTCCAGAAAGAAGAATATTTTATATTGACGTTGGTAATCTTCCGAAGTTGAAAGCAGAGCAGTACTTACAACAGGTAATGAATCGTTATAAACAGAAAATGATTTATAACGCATCATCGGGAGAAGTAGAAGATCAACGTAAACATCTTTCAATGTTGGAAGATTTCTGGTTGCCAAGACGAGAAGGTGGTCGTGGTACTGAAATCAGTACACTTCCTGGTGGACAGAATCTTGGTGAAACAGATGACATAGAATATTTTAGAAAGAAATTATATAAGTCATTAAATGTTCCGATTTCACGAATTGAAGGTACAGATTCTACTCAGTTTAATTTGGGGCGAGCTTCTGAGATTACAAGAGATGAAGTAAAGTTTGGAAAATTTGTTACACGTTTACGACATAAATTTT